ATATATCATGATCGCCATCTAACAACTGCTGTTTGAATGTTGCACAAACTGCTTGGTTAATTGCCATTTTTAGTTACTCCCTTTATGGTGTTAGCGATTTCATTGGAATGCGTAAGACACCATTTTCATACTCATCCCTACGTTTACGTCCCATCTGCTCTTGTGCAAAATCTTGCAGAGCTACTTGGTACTTAGCCTCGTATAATTGCATATCTTGAGGGTTTTTCAAGTAAGAAAAGGTTTCCCCCAAAACACCATACAACAATACTTCAGGAGCGTTATTAGAAACAAAAGTAGTGGAACTAGCATTACTTGTATCTAAATGCTCAGGAGTTTCATCGTACCACATTTCAATGGTGTAAACTTGATCAGGAGTAGGGGCTAGAATTAAAGTGTTTTGATCCCAATTACCCCAATACTTAGGTTGACCTGTATAATCACCTGCCGTGGATCTTTCCACAGCATATTCATCCATAAAAGTAGCATCTCTTTGTTCAATCCAAACACGCTCATCATTTGATTTGACTATCTGTAAGGCTCGAGCAAAACGAAAACCACCTTCAGGTCCAGAAACATCTAAAAAAGCATTATTCGCAGTACAAGTCGTTGTTGCGTATCTTCTTTGATCATCACTATCTAATTGTCTAGCAATTTTGTTTTCAATATTGGTAATAAAAACATTAATCACCGAATTAGATAAGACATTGCTGTCTACCTCGGTGTAGTTTCGGACATTGGTTAATAATTCACTATAGTTCATGATGTTACGATTGTTACTGTACCTAATTTTGATTGAAGAAGCAATTTCTCAGTTTGTTCAGAGGGTTGCATACCATCAGAAGTAAAAGCACTATCGCCAGGGGCTCCGACTTCCACGACGACAGGTTCTTGTCTCGCGGGTCGTGTCCAAGGCAGGGCTTGAGCATCAGCGCTATGATAACTCGGATCGAGTTGGGGATGTTTAGGCTCAAAACATTCAGGACAAGTCATAAGACCATTCCACTCTTCTTGTAATTGAGTAAACTTGTATTGTTGTCCACATCGATCACATATGGCTAATGCGTATTTACCTGTAGCAAAGGTAGCCATTTTATGAACCGTTTATAAAATAATTTTGAGGAACCAAGTGAACAGAGGATCGTTGACCGTCTTCCGTTAAAGCTCTTTGTAATTCATCCTCATAATACAGTTTAAGTGTTTGAGTCATTTGAGGAGATTTTTTTTGAGAAAGATAAAAAGCTAATCCTGATACCATACAAGGTAAAAATCTAAAAGGTGCATCTGGTTGATTAGAGTAAGCACCTGCATCTTGTATTCTTCCGATATAATTATAATTAATCTGCGTATCGGTCGTGTCAGGTGTTTGATAAAGATTAATTACCACATTAGATAGATTTCTCTCTACATAGTATTGAGTCGGTTGTCCTTGTGAAAATTTATTAGGAATAGCCTGATATTCTGAACGAGATATTTTTGACATCGTTGTATCTGTGATATCTCCACCACTTGTTTGTCTAAAAGTCATTTCCAAAACATCACTAGCATCATTAGGAGCAGTATAGGTTGTGGTACCTGCAACTAAATTAGTAGTTTGGTTTTCAACTTTCCATAGATGAATACCTCTATTCATCCATTCTTGAAATAAGATATTTAAACTTCTACGTGCTGATTTTAAATCATAACCAGAACGAGTTTGATAGCCACATCTCTCATAAGCATCTTCGATGACATCATCGATGTCTAAGTTAAAAGTTGTTGTTCCTGATGTAGCCATTCAAACCTACTTCTTTTTAGCCATGCCGCCGCCACGTTTTTTCATCATGCCGCCACCACGTTTTTTCGCTACTCCACCTTTTTTCATAGCAGTCATTCCTGAAGCCATTGCTTTTCTCGGAGACATCATTGGATCTCCACCCATAGCCATTTTCTTCATCATGCCACCACCACGTTTTTTCATTACTTGTTTTTTCTTCATCATGATTTTACTCCCTTTTTAAAAAGTTTTTCGTACGTACGTTGCCTTTCAGACACTACTTCTTCGTAGTATTCCTTAGGCCACTTCTCATAATAGCCTATCTTGTGTAGTTTGCAACTTGCTTCATAAAGCTGTTTAAACTTTTGTATAAGCATCATCGAGTATTCTAAATCAGAGTGTTCCACAGGATTATCTGTAGGGTCACAAAGAAACGCTTCACTATCAGGATTAGCAGGAGTCTCAGGATGAAATCCCATGAAATAAACATCTTTTCGATTATAAGTTTTATTGTAAAAATCTATTTTTTCTTGAAATTGTTCAGGACTATATTGATCAAAGAAAGGATCACAAAAAATAATAATATCGTGTTGTTTCTTATTCCAATCTTTTAAAACACTGGTGAGATGTTTTTCATACTTCGATTTATCCATACGAACTTCAATTCGTAATTTATTATCTTTTCTCCATTTAGCTGCAAAGGGACAAGCTGGAAAACCTAAGTGCTTGTTCATCGGTTCTAAAACAGTCTTGGACCATTTTATGACGTCGTCTTTTATATCTTCAGCTTTTTTTCTTCTTGACAATTGTTTTAACCATTGAGGGTTTAGGACCTTTATTAGAAGCTTTTTGTTTACGACTAACTGCTGATCTTTTCTGTCCTTTAGACATTGCTCTCGCTTTAGCTATAGGAACACATTTAGGATATTTTTTTCTTTTCTCTCCACCTGAACGACCACACGCTGGATACGAACCGTCGGACCGTGGATTAGCAATATCGACCCACTTTTCTTTGACCCATTTACGTAGACCGTTTTTCGCCATTAGGAAACAGTAAATCTTTTTCTTCTATTAGCCATAACCATACCACAGCCACGAGAAACATCATTAGGTGTTCTAATTCTATTTCTTTTTCTTTCTTGTGAGATAGATCCACCAACAGATTTTTTTTGAATTTTCTTTTTTCCACCAGGTTTTATTTTACCTGAGCAAACAGCACTAGCATACATGTTTGCATAAGCAGAGGGATAGACATCGAATTTTCTTTTAGCGGCCGCTTTACCTTTTGCACAAAGTTTACCCATTTTGTTCTTCCCTTGTTTTTTTACAATCTACACATTCACAGATAGCGCATTCGCACATACAAGTTGTATCTGCGTGACATAGGCAACCACATTTTTGACAGTTATCTAGCATCTTTGTTTTATTTAGACAGTCATTAGCGCAATCGCACCCTTGGCACATTATTTGACTTTGCCACCTTTTTTCATATAACCCATTTTGTTTCTTACTTTAGTGGGTAATTTTTTTAATCCTTTATTTTTAGTTGGAACAGGTTTTAGTTTCTTTTTCATTTTTCTACCTCCTGTAGATACTTCTTGTTGCATTTGTGCTCTACTTATTGCCATTATTCAGGAGAAACCTTATCAAGTTTTGTTTTCATCCATTCAATGTCATTTTTGATCACTTCCATATCCGTATTCAACTTGTTCATACCTTCAATCAAAAAATTTAATTTTTGATCCATTGTGACAGTTGTTGCTTCAAGATTAAATACTCGATTTTCTAAGTTAGACCATGCAAAGATTATAGCGATAAACAATAAAGCCCACCTTGTTAACAATGAACCCCAATCTTTTAGTTTATCTAACTGCATAGTTTTTTATATCATTAATGTTCCATTTTGCGAATGCTTTTTATGAAGATTCTACCTTGAATTTCTTCTAGCTCCGCCTCTGCTTCACCACAAGTAATTAATACTGTTGGGCCCATATTACGCTTCATTATTCGTTTCTTTTCTAAACAATCAGCAACACCTGTTGTATAAGTATGTTCTAACAGTTCTCCGTTACCACTAAACAAACAAAGAACCATCACTACTTTCCACATTAGTGACCGTTCCCATTCGAAAAAGCAATGTCTCTCGTTGCATCTTTTAATTTTTCTACGTCTTTAGTTAGTTTATCCACTTGTTCTTCTAAATGATCAAGCATCACTTGAGTATGTAAATTTTCTTCTAATTGTAAGGCGTGTTTTTCAATCATCTTTGCATTCATTTCAATGAGCATATATATCTCTAAATTTTTAGGAGTTTGCTCTGCCTTTTTTAAAAGGTCAGCTTCCATTAATTGACGATTGGTTTCTAAGATATTTAAACGTTCGATGATTCCAAAATAAGCCCACACACCAACAGCTACAGACACTGCAATAGCAATTAAATTTCTAATTGGCATGCCTACAGTTGTTTTATCACTTATTTCCATTTAACATCTCCAACGTTTACGTGCTTGTCTTAATCTTGAATTAGGATCTTTGGCTGCTTTGGGGAATTTTTTCATTTGTCCTGCACTTCTAGCACAAAAAGATTTTCTTCTTTTAGCATCTTTACTTCCAGGTTTTACTTTTCCTGTAACTGCGGTCTTTAACTTTGAACCAGG